TAATGGTTTTTATAGCCATAATACTGGTGAGACAATTAGAGGGTTGAGAGCAAATGACGTAATTTCGGACGAATTTAAGTCGCTAAACCAAGAAATCTTTGAAAATGTTATTGCTGGTTTCGCTTCTGTAGAAAGTTCTCCTCAAGAAAAAGTTGCTAATAGATTTGAAAAAGATTTTAATGATATTATTGGTTTAGATACACATGAAAGAAAAGACGATAGAAATATTTCTAATCAAATAGTTATTTCTGGAACAGCTTATTATCACTTTAATCATTTTGCTCAATATTGGGATAAATGGCATCAAATAATAGCTTCTAAAGGAGATTCTAAAAAATTAGAAGAAATATTTCCTAGCGGAATAGAAGAAGGTTTTGATTGGAGAGATTATTCTATTATCAGACTTCCTTATGATATTCTTCCCAAGAGTTATATGGATTCTGGTAATATAGCAAGATCTAGAGCAACTCTTAATAAGGGTTTGTTTGAAATGGAATTTCTTGGTATTTTCTCTAAAGATTCTGATGGTTTCTTTAAAGCTTCTCTTATTGAGTCTTGTGTTGCTTCAGAACATAATCAAATACAAAAATCTTCTGGAATAGTTAATTTCTTTCCCAGATTAAGTGGTGATCATGATAAAAAATACTATATGGGTGTTGATACGGCTTCACAAGTAGATAATTTTGCTATTGTTATAATAGAAGCTCATAATGACCACAGAAGAGTTGTTTATTGTTGGACAACTAATACAAATGAATTTAAAAAGGCTAGAAAATCTGGGGAGATTGCTGAAACAGACTTTTTTAAATATTGTTCTGGTAAAATAAGAGAACTTCTTTCAAGATTTCAAATAGAGAAAATATCCATTGATTCTCAGGGTGGTGGTAGAACTATTTATGAGTCTTTACATGATAAATCTTCTCTTAAACCTGGAGAACAGATGATTTGGGAGACTATTATACCAGGAAAGCTTCAAGAAACAGATTCAGAAGAGGGTTTACATATTATTGAAATGGTTAACTTTAGAAAACAAGAATATACTTCTGGAGCTAATCATGGTCTTAAAAAAGATTTTGAAGATAAAAAATGTTTATTTCCAGAATATAATCCTGCTATTTTAGCTAGTTATTCTGGTTTAGAGGGTAAATTTGCTGAACAAATGGAAGATAATATTATTAATATTGAAGAACTTAAAAGAGAACTTACTTTAATAGTTGTAACTTCTAGTGCAACTGGTAATGAGAGATTTGATACTCCGGAAAATAAAATAGCTGGAACAGAAAAGGGTGCTTATAAAAAAGATAGATATTCTGCTCTTATTATGGCTAATATGGCTGCTAGACAAGATTATCATAATGAGAATGATTATTCTTCTCGTTCTATTGAACAAATTGCTAATAGATCTTTAGAAACAAGCGAGGCTAATTTTATTGGTCCTTCTTGGATTGTTAATAAATTAAACGACCTTTATTAAAAAGAGTATTTATTAATAGTATTGGTAATTCAATTAGAGAAAAATAAAATGCAAGTTACCCCAAAAGACTATATTCAACTTCCTGAAGATCTTTACCAGGAAGAAGATGGTAATCTAATAATGAGATCTACAGCTTCAAGAGCTAGAACTTTTGAAGGTTGGAATAACGATGTTTCTATAAAAAGTACTTTTGCTAAATCTGATTACGATTATTTTAGAGATCCTAATTCTTGTAGATCAAGAGCTTCTATTACGACTCTTTGTCAAGAAGCCTATGAAAAGGTTGGTATAATTAAAAATGTTATTGATTTAATGTCAGATTTTGGCTCAAAAGGTATTAGAATAAGACATAATAATGTTGAAATTGATAAGTTTTGTAGAAAATGGGCTGATAAAGTTAATATTCAAGAAAGAAGTGAAAGATTTTTAAGTTCTCTTTATAAATCTGGATCTGTTGTTATTTATGAAAAGAGAGGAAGAGCTACCAATAGTATTACTTCCAAGTATATACCTATTGAGTATCTCTTCCTTAATCCGGCTTCTGTAGAAATTGTTGGTGAAGATAAGGGTATTATCCCTTCTGATATTAAATATGTCATTAAGTATTCTCAAAATACTCTAAGACTTCTAGGAAGAGATGATGCTGTAAAAGCAATTATTCCAGAAGATCTTAAAAGATATAAGAATACTACCAATCCACTTCCATCTGATAGAGTTTCTGTTTATAATTATAAAAAAGACGATTGGGCTTTTTGGGGAAATTCTATTATTTATGCTTTATTAGATGATCTTAAAGTATTAGAAAAGTTAAAATTATCTGATATTGCCGCTTTAGATGGTGCTATTTCTTCTGTTAGATTGTGGACTGTTGGTAAATTAACAGATAATCCACAAACAACTATTCTTCCAACAAGAGCAATGCTTCAAAAGGTTGCTAAGATTATTGCTAATGGTGTTGGTGGTGGTTCTATGGATCTTGTTTTTGGTCCAGAATTAGATTTTAAAGAATCTGGAACAACTATTCACCAATTTCTTGGAGAGGCTAAGTATAAACCAACTTTAGATTCTATTTATGATGGTTTAGGTATTCCATCTCCTTTAAGAAGTTCTAATAAGTCTAATGCTGCTGGAAATAATGTTTCTCTTAAAACGCTTGTTGAAAGATTAAATTATGGAAGAGTATTACTTATTGACTTTTGGAAGAAACAATTAAGAAAAATATTTGAAACCCTTGGATTTAAAACAGATGAAGATCCAATTATTGAATTTGATAATATGGTTCTTACCGATGAAGCTGCTGAAAAGAAATTAATATTAGATATGGCTGATAGAGATATTATTGATCTTGAGACTGTAAGAGAAAGGTTTAATCTTAGTCCAAGTATTACTAAAAGAAATCTTAACAAAGAGACTTCTCAAAGAGGTAAAACAGAACCTATTAAGGCTGGACCTTTTCATAATGCTAATGTTCAGGATGATCTTAAGAAACAATTATTACAATCTGGTGTAGTTTATCCTAAAGAAGTTGGATTAGATATAGATGTTACTGATGAGGAAGTTCAAAAGAGAACTAAAGCTAAAGAAAAAGCTGCAAAACAATCTAAAAGTCTAGGTAATAAACCATTTACAGATACACCTGGAAGACCAAGAAATATTACCGAAACCAAAAAAAGACAGAAAAAAGCTTCTGCTATAGTTTGGGCTTCTAATGCTCAAAAAGAAATATCTGATATTTTTACACCAATAGCTTTAAAAGTTTATAAAAAGAAAAATGTTAGAAGTTTATCAGTAGAAGAAACTAATAACTTAGAAGTTTCAAAAGCTAAAATACTAATGGCTATAGAACCCTTTTCTCCTATTAATGAAGAAGTTATATCTAAAGCTATTTCAAGTAAAGTTGATATTTCTGATTTATTATCTTATTGGAATGATACAGAAAAAGAGTTAGGCGAGCTTACAGTTGCTCAAAAAAGAGAGATTAATAGTATTTTTTATTCAGAAAGTAAATTAAATGGCTAAAGTAGTAGTTACATATGATACCGAATCAAAAGAGTTAGTTATGACCGTAGATGGAGAAAGTAAGGGTGATATTGAATCTTTTCACGCTTATTCAGAAGGTGAGGGAGATCAAAAATACGGCTATTTTGAAGCTGGATTTAAAACATCTAAAGAGAACGGCGTGAGATACAGAATGTCTGCTCATGGCTCAAAAATAGAACAATCAGATCCTCTGGAAGACTTTTTTAGAAGTAAATTAAAAGTAACTTCTGATAAAAATTTTAAATAAGAGTATTTATTCTATAGATAAATTTAGTTAAGGTTAAAATATGATAATTTTTGATCAAGAAAAGAAAGATGGTTTAGAAGAGATTCTTTTATCTAAAGCGTCTATTAATCTAGATTGTCAATTAAAGCCAAAATTAAATATTTCAAAAGCATCAAAGAATGAAAGTTTAGATATTTATAATCTTGACTGTATTCTTGTTTCGGTTGGCTGGAATGAAAATGATGATGTTTTTGATAAAATTGAAACATGGAAAGCTAGAGCTACTCCAATAAATAAACGTTTCAATTTTATGCATAATGAAAAGGATATTATTGGACATATTACAACTGCTGAAGTTTTAGATAAAGATGGTAATATTATTCCAGATGATACTAAAGAAGAAGATTTGCCAGATTTTTTCGAAATTTCTGTTGGATCAGTTCTTTATTCATTTTGGGAAGATAAAGAATTACAAAGTAGAGCAAATACATTAATTCAGGAAATTCCTGAAGGAAAATGGTTTGTTTCTATGGAAGTTCTTTTTCCTAGTTTTGATTATGCATTAACCAAAGGTAATGAGCAAAGAATTATTGAAAGAAGCCAAGAAACTTCTTTCTTAACAAAATATCTTCGAATTTACAATGGTAAAGGTGAATACGAAGGATGGAAAGTCGGAAGAAAATTAAAAAATATGTTTTTTAGTGGGAACGCTCTTGTGAACAATCCTGCTAATAAACGTTCATTAATTACTTCTTTTAATTTTAACGGGGCGCAAGCTTCTACAAGTATTTTTAACGAGGTAAACATGGCCGTAGATCAAAAAGATTACGACAAGACAGTTGCTGAACTTGCAGTCTCTAAAAAAGATGTTGAAGCAGTAACTACTGAAAGAGATTTGCTTAAAGCTAATGCTGAGTCATTGAAAAATGATTTAGAAAGTTCAAAAGCTTTAAATGTAGAACTTAAGAAAGAATTAGAAACTCTTAAGTCAGAAGCTAGTAAGAAAGATGAAAAACTTTCTGAAGTTAACAAAAGTTTAGCTGAAGTTTTGGAAAAAGTTAAAGATCAATCTAGAGTTTCTACTCTTGTATCTGAAGGCGTTGATAAAGCTAAAGCTGAAGAATTGGTTCTTAAGTTTTCAAAAGCTTCTGATGAAATGTTTGGTGAAGTTGTAAATCTTTATAAGAGCAACAAACCTGAAACCAAAAGTTCAGTAGAAACTGAAACAAAGAATTTAGAAAGTACTAAAGCAGAAAAAGCTGAAGCAGATCTTTTAATAGAAACTAAAGTTGATGAATCTGATAAGTTATTAGAATCAGCTCAAGCTTTCATTTCAAACGTTTTCAAAAAGGATGCTAAATAATGCTTAAACCTGATCGCAATTTAACCCAATGGGTTTTCAATTATAAGGCTGGAGCAGCAGCTACTAAAGGCGGTCTAGTTTCATCTAGTACTTCCGCTTCTGGTGTTGGTGCTAACGGTCCTGCTACCGCTTCTTATGTTGCTAATCCATCTGGAGCATTTGTTCTGGGCGTTCTTTTAGATGATGTAGAAGTTCTACATGCTAATCTTGATAGAAATCACTATAAAGAAGTTGTTGGTGTTGGTGATCAAGTTAGTATTGGTAGTGAAGGCTGGGTTGTTACCGATATGGTATATCCTGGTGTTACTCCTACTGCTGGACAAACAGCATATCTAGGACAAAGTGGTTATTTTACTAATGTACAAACTCCTGCTCAAGCTCCAAAAGTTGGTCGCTTCGAGACTTCAAAAGACGAAGATGGGTTTGTTAAAGTTTCTCTTAACATTCCTCTATAAGGTGAATAAATGAATTCATTATTTAATAAACCGCCAGCTCACCTTGTTGATCTTATGAAGAAGGCTGGCGATTCTGATCCGTACGTAGCATGGCCTAATCAAAGATTGCTAGCTAAAGCTATTAGTCTTCCTTTGGAAGAAGCTCTTTTAGCTGGTGATATTCTTGGTGGTCTTTTCCAAAGTGTAAACTTAACCAATGGTGAAAGTTTAGACTATCCAATGGATATTTTAAATCCAGGTGATGAAGAAGATTTCATTGCTTATGTTTGTCCAGATCAGGGTAGAATTCCTGAAAGACAAGTTAGTGCTGATTATATGCACTTAAGAACTTACAGAATTGCTAACTCTATTGATATGATTCTTAGAATTATTAGAGAAGCTAACTGGGATGTTCTTGGTAGAGCGCTTCAAGTTATGCAAGCTGGTTTCGTACAAAAGATGAACATTGACGGATGGAGAACTTTAATTAGTTCTGCTGAAAGTCGTGGTCTTGAAATTTATGATTCGGCTGCTTCTGCTGGTGTTTTCTCACGAAGATTACTTTCTTTAATGAAGATTGAATTTCGTAGAAATGGTGGATCATTTACCCACGTTAATCGTAGAAAAATGACTCACTTATACTTATCTCCAGAAGGAATTGAAGATATTCGTTTATGGGGTACTTCTGAAATTGATGATTTAACCCGTAGAGATTTATTCTTAATGTCCGATGGTGTAATGCCTAGTATTAATGGTGTTAGACTATTAGACCTAGACGAATTTGGTGTTGGACAATCAATGAATGATTATTATGTTCAAGTTAAAGGTACTGCTATTGGTAATTCTAAAGTAGAAATTGCTGTTGGCGCTGATTTAACTAATCCTTCATTTGTAATGCCTATTAGAGAATCTTTAATGATTACTAATGACCCAATGCTTCATAGAAGTCAAAAAGCTGGTTTCTATGGTTGGTTCGAAGGTGGCTTTGCTGCTCTAGATAATAGAGATCTATTAATAGGCGCTTTCTAAGTCTATATAATAATAATTTTTTGGATATAATAAAGGGTAGAGGTTTATAGCTTCTACCCTTTTTTTATTAAATTTATTAGGTATAAAATGTCAAGTAATAGTATAATTCCAGGTGTTCAGGGTGACGGATCTCTTTTTAATAAAACTGGTCTTATTAAAAGGAATCTTTCTGGAGATTTAAATCAGGGATTAAAAAACCCTTTCCATTATCTGGATGTTGCTGGATTATCTGTTAATGCTGATATAGCAGATGGAATAACAAATGCTAGAGAAGCTTTAGTTCAGGCTGATTCTGAAGGCCCTATTATTTTGCCTCCTGGAATATATACTGTTAATTCTAATTTAACGCTATCTAATAAAGTAACATTTTTACCTGGGGCTAAATTAAAACCAGCTAATGAAGTTGTTATTACATTGTCTGATGGTTATGTTGCTAATGATGAACAGCATGTGTTTGATATTAGTGCTGGTGGAACAATTACGCTAACTAAAAAAATACCAGTTTATCCAGAACATTGGGGAGCTAGAGTAGCTAATCCAGGTGATCCATTTTTTGATTCAACATTATTTGTACAAGCTGCTATTAATGCTACAAGAAATGTTCGTTTTTTATCTGGTCAATATATATGTACTGTAACATGTGATCCAGATAACGGTTCTGTATTATTAGAAGGAAATAATACTTGGTTAACAGCAGCAGCTAGTAATCAGTTTGCACTAACATTATCTGGTGAATATGCTAGCGGAGTTTGTAGAATTAGTAATATCACTTTTTATGGTGATAATCCACAACATGGAGCTGATCCAGGTAGAACAAAACACGGACTATTAATAAATGTTGCTTCAAATGTTTTTCTAGATAATTGCTGGTTTCAATTTTGTGATTTAGGTTTAGTAACACAATTAACAATTATAACTACTTATTCAAATTTAGTTTTTAATCAATGCAGAGTAGGAATTTACTATACTGCTAGAACAGCAAGTACATCAACTCTTACAATAACAACACCATTAGGACAGACTTTTAATTTACCAGATCCACTATATGGTGTTGGACATCCAGCAGAACAACTTTTGATTGGTCCTCGCATGACATTATGTGATATAGGATTTGTAGTAGATTCGCCAGGAAATGAATGGTCACCATCAAGAGATTTTAAAATTGATAAACCTCTTTTTCAATATTGTAAAATTGGAATGTTATTATTACCAGATGTTGGCCCAACAGCAGATAGTACTTTTATAAACAATCCATGGTTTGAAGGTCAGAATGTAACAACATCTGTATCATTTAATGGTGTTACATATCAAGGTTGTGATGTTTATATTTCTGGAATGCAAGCTATTCAAAATGGTGGATGGATAAGCTCTATAAGAGCTAGAACAACAGCAAACTATAGATTGGAAAATGCTTCTTGGACTACTAGTGGAGATAGTAATTTTGATTTATTTGATGTTCAAGATAAAGCTAGTGTAACAGGAGAGCTTGTAAACGCGATAAACAGAATACCTTTTAGAGTACGGGCTGGTATACCAACGCAATATTCTCAAGGGCCAATATTTGAATGCAGTCCAATGATTTCTAAAGGATATACATTAAAAGATGATTCTAAACTTTTGTTTTCAAAAAGTTGTGAAACAGGTGATTTACCTACAGCTTTTTTTGGTGGAACTTCATTAGGTGTTATAAATGATGGCCCAAGTGATGCTAATGAATCTTTAGGTTTTTTAGCAACTGCTGGTAATGGTGTTTTATTTGGTAGTACTTTTGTTGGTATTCCAGTAACACAATATGTAGCTAAGTTTGCTATAAAAGCATATTGCCCAATTCGTACTTTTACAGTAGATCCTGGAACAGATATATTTACAAGTACTAGTCATGGTTTTGTAAATAATATGGAAGTAAGATTATTTACTACAACAACTTTACCAACAGGAACTGCTTTAAATACATCTTATTATATAATTGATGCATCAACAGATACTTTTAAGTTATCAACAACCGTTGGTGGTAGTTCAATTAATGTAGAAAATATTGGAACTGGTACACATACAATACAACAAATTACAGAATTTAATTTAAGAACGCAAAATGTAGGATCTGGAGCATTTATAGGAACTATTAATTTACCAACTACAACAACATGGAAAACTTGGTGTATTAATGGTATAACTCCTAGTTCTGTAACAGATAGTTCATTTTTTATTGGTGGTTCAACATCAACTGTTGTTAGAGCGTTTTTAATAGCTCAAATGTATATGGTAAAAGTTGATAATTTTGCCGATTCTTTATTATTAATAGATTCACAACAATTTTATAGTAATAATTATATAGAATCGTCTGGTTATATTGATGGTCCTAAAGATAAAGCAGAAGCAATATCTTCATCTTCAACTCCAACATTTGATTATACGGATTATGATGGAGATACTAAAACTCATACACAAACTAGTCTTATTACACCAGTAATAACAATGAATCGTCCTGGAAGACATGATTTATTAATCACTCAGGATTTAGTTGGTTATCATGAAATATTATGGCCAACTAATATGAAATTTAGATATCTTCCTCCACAACCAGATCCTTTACCAGGAAAGAAAAGTCTTTTATCTTGGGTGTATGATGGAACTCATGGTGTAGCTGATGGAATAAAACATTCTTATAATTTTGTTGCCGATTTTGATGCTGTTCCTGCTTATGGTACTACTCCAACAATTACTTTTCCAAACGCTGGAACAATATTAATTAAAATTAGGCTTAACGAAGAAACTCCTTCTGGTTCAAAAACAAGACTAATAAATCCTTCAGATTCTCATTATCCACATACTAATAGTCTTGCTTATTTAGATATACTAAGATCAACTAGAGTGGATGCAATTACCCTTAGTTCTTCAATAGATAGAGAAGAATGGCATTGGTTAATTATTAGAACAAGTTCTGGTGATGGTTGGCAAGCTTTACAAGCTAATTTAGATGGTATCTTATACAGTGTTTCAACAGCTTCTCATTTAACATTAACTACCCAATCTTATTTAATAGGAAGTGCTAATTGTCAAGCAGAAGTTGATAGATGGTTAATTTTTAATTCTAGATTAAATGATGCTAATTGTCAAGCTGTTATAGCTTCTGATAAAACTATTTCTAATACTTCTTTACCATCTGGTTTATTAGCTAGATACGAAATGAACTATGATAGAGGAACTAAAATAATTCAAGATTGGTCTGGTAATGGAAGAGATATTCCAATGACTAATATTACACCTTCATTATTTGTTATTAATTCGGGAACCAACTAATGCAATTTGAACCAGAATCTGGCTTAAAATTTGATGGAAATTTATATAATAATAAAGCTATTACCAAAAGAAATCTATCAAATTCTTTAAATAGTGGTTATAAAAATGTTCTTCATTATAGTGATAGTAATATTACTGATGGAGTAAGAGATTCTAGAGCTGCAATTGTTGCTGCTGATGCTATTGGTCCAGTATTTTTTCCACCTGGTGTGTACGCGATTGCTTCTAATTTAACATTTACTAATAAGCCAACATTTGCTCCAGGTGCTAGAATAAAACCTTCAACAGGAGTAATTATTACTTTATCAGAAGGTTTTCACGCAACAGATACTCAATATATTTTTGATACTTCTGCTTCTGGTAGTTCTATTATTGTTGCTAAAGCAGATCATTTAACAGCAGATAATTTTGGTGCTACTCCAGCTTCATCAACTAATCTTGTATTTTTTCAAAGAGCACTTGCATCAGCTATATCTTCTGGAATATCTTTAGTTGTTCCTCCTGATGAATATACGTTTGAAGGAACATGGGGAATTAATGCAGATAATGTAGAAATTTTTGGTTCTGATGGACGCAAAAGCATATTACATTTTAATGCTGGGTATTTAGGATTCTCTGATTGCGATTCTCCAAAAGTAGATAATTTAACTATTACTGGAAGCGATCACGATTCTGATGGAGTTTATTTTTTTAATGGTACTGTTAATGCGTCAATAACAAATTGTACTATTAAAGGATTTGGTGATGATCCAGGTGGTCAACATGGAGCAATTCTATTTGAATTAGTGAATGGATGTACTGCTATAGGTAATGTTTTAGAAGATAATAATGGTAATTCAACTTGTGCAGATATTATATTTACAACTTGTAAAGATATTGTTTGTATTGGTAATCGTTGTGTATCTCCTAATGGTGGTGGTATATCAATAGATAATAATCCAAATGATTTAGATATTAGATTTATTGTTTCTAATAATATTATTAAAGGTAAATCTAAACATGGTCTTATTATTGGTTATGGAGCAGATATAAATAGAGGTTCTATAACAGGAAATGTTATATATGATTGTTCTGTTACCGGAATGTATATTCAGGGTGGATCAGGAGATTCTAGTGGTGAAGTAGTTATTACTGGAAATATGATATCATATTGTGGTGGAAGTCAACCAGTTGATGACGCTGGTAATTGTGGGGTGTTTATTAGTGGTAATAGTGGTACTTTTACAGGAAACTATATTAGCGATTCTGGATACGATACTTCTGATTTACCAAGAGGAACAGGTTTGGGTAGATCAATTTTATTCGGACACTGTAAACATTGGACTATTACAGGTAATACTTTTAGAAATAGTGCAAATATTAGTTTAGACTTTTTATCACAAAATACTGCTAAAAATATATTAATTGCTAATAATATTATTTTAGATGGTGGAACAAGATTGATACAAGTTGCTAATTCTACAGCAGGAGCAACAAAAAACTTTACTATTACTGGAAATATTTTTGAGAGACTAAATACAGATGGTACAGCTATATCTATTTTAGATATTGGTGGTCAAGGCATGGAGCTACTAATCACTAATAATGAGTTTCGTGGTATTAGAGACGATGCTGATTCTGCTGCAATTTTATGGATTCGTGAGAATTATGGTAGAACTACTATTACTGGTAATACATTTCGTAATTGGGATAGAGGATTAGACTCAACATATTTAGCTGGAAACACAAATGTTGATTGGGGTTTTGGGGAAGCCGTTTATGTAGATGATAATTTATTTGATACTGTAGATATCCCATTTAATTTAAGAACAGATATTTATAATGCTGTTGGTAGAAGTAATCGTTTTATTAGCTGTTCTCCTGGTTATAATACCGCAATAGTTCCAGCAAATATAGTAAATGGAATACTAGATGGTTATTATGTTGATTCGTTACCAGCTAGACGTTGTAGACCAGGAGATAGATTAAAACTTCTAAAACCAAATGCTACTAATTCAGTAGAATATTTTAACACAGCTTCTTTACCAAGCGTATCAGCTTTTACAGTTTCTTCTGGAAATATTTTTAATCATACTTCTCATGGTCTTAGAGTATATGATCGTATTAAATTTACAAGCGGTTCTATTCCAACCCCTTTAGAAATTGGTGTTGATTATTATGTTGCTACTGTTCCTGATGCAAATACTTTCACAATAAGTAAATATTTTTCTTGGGACACTTTAACTCTTACAAGTACTGGTAGTGGAAATTATCAAAAGCAACAAGTATCTCCTACTTGGTTGGCTGATACTTCTGGATTAAATAGAGCTAATCATACAGGAGTACAACAATCTACAACCATATCTGATTTTAAAGGAACTGTTTTAAATTCTTTAGGAACAACAACATATAGTCAATTATTAGGTTCTGCGACATCTTTACTTAATGGAGATTCTAATTTAGATGGTACCGGGGATGCTAATGATACTATAGGCGCTTATAATGGAACCTGGGGAGGATCTGCTAATTATGGTTTATCACCAATTCATACTGGTAAATCGTTTATATTAGATGGTTCAAATTATATTACACAGATATCAGAAGCCGGTGATTTTAATAATAATACTACGATTGCTGCATGGGTTAAAAGGGCTAGTTCGTCTGAAGCTGGTCGTATAGCTTCAAAAAGAACTGATAGTAATAATGCTTGGGAATTATATATTAATACAGATGGATCAGTATCTTTATATGATTCTGCGGCAAATATATTTTCTACTTCTGCTGGTGTTATAGGAAATAATACTTGGCATCACGTAGCAGTTGTTATTAATGGTGCTAGTAGTAGATTTTATATTGATGGTGTGGCTAGTGGATCTACTTTTAATCCAACAATAAGTAGTCTAAATACTCCAGTTAATTGGGGTAGACTTGGAGCCTTTGGAGGACTTGATTATTTAACTGGTGAGTTATATCAATGTGCTATTTGGATAGGAACAATTCTTACATCTGATCAAATTGCTTTACTATCTAATCCAAATTTAACGAATTTACTAGCAGTTAGAGGAACTGGTTATAGTAATGTTTTGAACTATACTAATGAAGATGTTTCAAACGGTATTACAGATGCAAGATCAGCAATTGCTGCTGCCGATGCAGTAGGTCCAGTATTTTTCCCACCAGGAATTTACGTAATTAATTCAAATATTACTTTAGCTAACAAGCCTACATTTGCACCAGGAGCAAGAATTAAACCAGATAGCAGTGTTGTAGTGACTCTATCAAAAGGTTTTGTGTCGGATGAAGATCAATACGTCTTTGATATAACAGCAGGCGGGAGTGTTTCGGTTGTTACTAGACGAGCGGTAACTCCTGATAATTTTGGTGCAGCACGGGATGGAGTAACCGACGATTCTGCGGCTGTGACAGCGGCATTAGAGGCAGGTGATTCCAACCATATTAACGTAAAATTCCTCACTGGGGCGTATGTTTGCAGCTCTGTTGCCGATATGTCTGCTGGTAATATGCGAGTGAAGGTAGTTGGCGAGAACGCTGCTCTAATTCCAGCTTCAACAAATACTTTCGCATTACGCTTTTTTGGGTTACCACCAATCGGGCCGATGGAAATCAGTGGTCTAGCTTTCTGGGGTATAGACCGTACTAAAGATGGACTAGAAATAGCTTGTGTTACAAGCGCTAAAATAGAGAACTGTGTCTTCACTAATTGTGGAATTGGGTTATTAATCAACGGTACTATTGATAGCACTTACGATAATCTAAAAATAGATGGTTGCTATGTCGGTATTCATATGACAGTTCGTAATGGAATAGATCACCCAACAGCCATTTACAATGTTAATGGTAGAACAGTAACAACTTCAGCATCAAACTATGCTGGTCAACCTACTGAACAGCTATTCAATAGGATTGACATTAAGCACTGTGCTATCGGAATAGTTGTGGATCAAAAAGGATCGCCGTATGCACGGCAACAATGTTTATTGATGAACAAAGTGGTTATGCATGAAGTTGTAGTTGGGTATGTTCAAAAAGGTGATGAGATTCAGTTAGGCAATAACGGCAACCAATGGGTAACCTTCCAAAATCCTTGGTTAGAGAACATTGGCACTACAGCTTTAGTCCATACCAATCAAGGCGGACCTTATGGAAACATAATAACATATGATGGCGACACCCAAGAGTACTGTGGATTCTCTAATCTTGGTGGCTATTTGTGTGTGAGAAACGGTGGGGCAGCCAGACTATATGCAGCTAATCGGTCGTTTACATATTTAGATTGTAGCGATTGTGATGTAAACTCATATATTGGCCCAAATGCTACAGTAGTTGAGCATAACGGATTGGGAAGAAATGACTACAAACCAGTGTATAGTGACTATACTACACCGTATAATACAACTAATAATGCTGGAGGTACATTAGCTTCGTCGTATTGCTTGCCGTTTTCTGGTCAGGTTAGCTTAGAGCATGCTGAATCTGGTTCATTGTTGTATTCTAAGACACAGTTTATAGGTGACCAGACGATAAACTCTACTGGGGAAACTTTTCAGGTTGCTGACGGGGTTTTAGACAGAAAAGAAAGTTTAGGACACATACTTCGACAGTCTACTGGCCCATGGGTAAACGGGATTACTTCACAACAAAACCAATTGTATGTTATGAAGTATAGTGTAAGAGCGTACTCTCCAGCGTACACATTTACAGCTAGCGGAGCCACGATCACTGCCACTGGTCACGATCTAATAAACGGACAAGAAGTTCAGCTCACAACGATAGGTACACTGCCAACTGGGCTTTCGTTAAATACGTCGTACTACATAGTAGGGGTATCTGGAGATACTTTCGGATTGTCTGTAACCGCTGGCGGGTCTGCCATAACCACAACGGGGTCAGGAAGCGGAACTCATACGATTAAACAAAAAAATGGATTCGTTATTTACAATGCAAATTTAGCTAACGGATTTATTTTTAGAGGTTGGCCCCTAATAACTGACAGGTGGGAAACGTATTTTGCTGTGGGGATGGCTGAATCATTAGGTTCTGCTGGTGACATTCTTATGATAAGTGGGGTGGCTAATGTTGTAAGGAAGATTGTGCTGGGGCCGATATTCATTATGAAGGTAAATAATGAATCGGAGGCAATGAGGATTTGTCGTAGTCAAGCCTTTTATGCAACTCAGTACCCGGCCCCACTAATAAACCGTAAAGAGAAAGCTGAGTCTGTAGCCTCGTCAGCCACTCCAACACTCGACTACTCTGACTCGGACGGCGATACAAAGACTAGCCTTCTGAACAATGTCACGGCCCCGACGATCACAATGGCACGCCCTGGGCGGCATGACTGGGTTGTAACCCAAGATGCAACTGGCAGTCGTGAAATACTGTGGCCGACCAATATGCGATTCCGCTACATGGCTCCTCAGCCAGACCTGACACCTGGCAAGAAAAGCCTGCTGTCCTGGGTCTATGATGGCACCCACGGAGTAGCCGATGGGGTACAGCACAGCAACAACTACATCGCAGACTTCGATGCCGTAGGTGCAATTGGTAGTAGTGTATCAATTCCATTCCCGGATGCAGGAACGATTCTGGTTAAGTGTCGTCTAGCTGTTGCTACACCAGTCGCAAAGACAAGATTGTTCCAAACGAAAGTCACCAGCCCGGACTCGCATTACCCCTATACAGATGGAGATATTTATTGCGACTGGTTACGAAGCACACGCATAGAATCGATTACCCCGAGCGGTAGCGTTAACCGAACGCTGTGGCACTGGGTCATAGTACAAACTGACTCAACTGACGGATGGAACCTAATACAGTCACTAGACGGATCAACACTATACACAATTCACTCAGCTACTCACGAAACAATCGGCACTTTGAACTTTGTTCTAGCTCCAGTTAACTGTCAAGCAGAGATTGACAGAGTTCTGATATTCAACTCACGACTAGGTGCTAGCGGGATAGGCAACGCTACAGCTACCACAAAAACAACACCCAACTCCGATATGCCGTCTGGAATGTTAGCCCGATATGAGCTGAATAATGACCGGGGTGGCAAGCTGATCCAAGACTGGTCGGGCAATGGCAGAGACATCACGTTGACCGATGCCACACCAAGCCTATTTGTAGTCAACTCAGGAACAAATTCATAAAACATATTTATAATACAAGGATTTAAAATGGCATACTCATCAACTTTTCCATATACTGGTTCTGATAGTTTATATGTTAAACCTGTTAGTCCAGGATCTCTTCCAAACAATTCTCCTAACTGGGGAAATGATTCAATTAATTCTTCTTCAGCAGGTTTTGGAGCAGTTGTTTTTACTGGTCTAACTGACGGACAAGTTTACTGGGTTTTTGCTCAGATTGGTGGAAGTAAAGCTTCTACTGATATACTTTTAGGTATTATAAGTCCAAGCTCAGATGTTTCAAGTATTTCTTCACAAATATCTTCTTTATCATCTGAAGTAGAAAAAATACCAAGAGCATCTGGATCAATTACTCCAGGAGCACCTTTCAGAAGACGTAAAAATTCTGCTGATGAAACAAATTTTGTAGAGTACTTAGAACCAGAGTGAAAAAGAGTATTTATATATAGGTGTTTTATGTCTTATGCCGAACTTGAGCATGTTTCAAGCTTAATAAGAGTTTGGGTAGATGATAATAAATTCGGTGATCCATATGAATGGGCTGCCGCTGTAAGATGGCTTAATAAACAAGAAGTAGAAATATGTTTACAACAACAGAGACTAACACCATCTGTTTATAGAGCTGTAATAAAAGTTTTAAAAAGTTATGGTGTTAGTAGAATCCTTATTAAAACCTATCCAGAAGGTTCAAAAGGAAAAGAGAAAATTCGTTGGCTAGACATATCTGTTATTAAGGAGTTATAAAATGTCAAAAGTATTACCAAAAGTTCATTGTGGATTATTTATTGAAGCTAATTTTGATGAATCTGATCAGCCAGGTTTTGAAATGAAGATTGATGTTAATTATCGAAATCTTCCACAATTAGGCTTAGTAGCTTTAGAAAAAGAAATTGCTGGTTTAATTGATAGAATGGCTTCATACGGGGAAGTAGATACTAATATATCAGAAAAATAATGTTCTGGTATCCTTTAATCGCAACTTTTTGTTCTTTAATAGTAACTTTTTTTGTTGCGATTATTATTTTATTAGCTGATTTCTTTTATAAAAATAAATTATAAACTTATATAACAATTTTTTTAAACAAATACGCTACAACAACCTATCAAATTTTTTATTAAAAGGTTATAGTAAATGGCATTTTTAGATAATAGAGTTTTAGATCTTGGTCTTAATGTACTTGATACAGAAGCTAATAGATTAGATATATGCTCTCAAGAACCAACAACTTATGCAGAGGCTACTTCTACATATACTTTGGGAAATAAAACTTCTCTTAGTATTGGTTCACCAGAAGCTCGTACTCCAAGTGGTAGAAAAGTTGTTGTTGCAGCAATTACTGATGGTTCTGTAACAGGAACTGGAACAGCTTCACATTATGCTATTGTAGATACTGTTAATAGTAGATTATTAGCTACTCAATCTTTATCTGCTAGTCAAGCTGTAACAACTGGAAACACTTTTAGTCTTGGAGCAATAGATATTGGTATTCCAGCACCAGCTTAGTTTTAAGTTAAAATTTTTAATACTATAGATATTCATACTAAAGGAAGTAAATATGCCTGCTCAAAATATTGATCAAATTAAATTATTATTAGACGAAATTTATGCAGAAGATGTTGCTGAAGATACAGAGTTTCAGACTCAAATTGACGCATTATCAACTAGTGTTGCAGCGGTTACTGCTGAGCGTGATGCACTACAAGCAGAAAAAGCAACAACCTTGGTTGAGTTGCGGGGTATCTTGGATTCGCTAGCAGCCCGTATTGCCGCACTGGAGTCAGCGTGACGTACGCCGACATGCTGCATGAAGCCAATGTATTGGTAACCCGCGTGAGTCAACTGGAGCAAGTCATGCCACCTGTGCAAGACACATATGTGAACATGATGACGGAGGCTGGTGTGTTGGCTGGTCGGGTGAGTGTGTTGGAAAGTGCGTTGGTGCCAAGGCAGCGACAGCTAGTAGGCGGCTGGAGACTCCGGCAATCGTTTTCGCGTGGATCTTTCGCAATCGACTTCGCAACGATGCGGTGCATGGTGCAGGGGCATGGCCCGAGCAACACAGTTGTTGAGTTTCAGCTGCCGCAGAGGGGCACTGGTACAAACCCAAGCAACTGGCCGCAGGTGCAACCGAGCACAGCCCCTAGAAGATTTTGGCCAAGTGACACATACGCTAACGGCATTTGCTTTTGGCAAGGCAAGTTCTGGGTAAGCCCTCGCAAGCATTACGACACAGCACCACCGAGCAATCTTACGCTATTTGCAGCGGACGGCGAAACGCGAGTGGTAAATTTGCCAAGACAGAAGTTTAGCGGGTTTGTAAAACGCGGTCCTGGATTGGAGCCACTGCTGGGCTCTGGTGGTTATGAGTCTGGGCAGGGATCAGCGTGTGGCCCGACACTCGGAACGCTAAATGGCCAAGTGTTAATCAACTTCAATTTTGGTGGAAACTGGGATTCGAGAGAAGTCAGAGATCCAGACTATAGTACCGTTGGCAACACTGATTCATGGGTAGCGTATGCACCACGAAATGGACAAGGCCGTTGGGGGTGTGACTGGATTAGTGGAGGCGGATTAGTGTTGCCAGAGGGAATTTGTTATTGGCCACAGTTTGGAACTGGGCAGCTTGACTACGCCTATCAGTCTCGGTGTTTTGCTAGATCATGGAGAAATGCAAAATACGTATACGATGCAGAAACACATAGACTGAAACGCACTGAAGCCGTACCTGACGTTCCTGGCTGGTTTGCTGTAGGCGGTCAGGAAGTTGATGCGGCTGGCAGAGTGTATCTGTCACAAGAGAGCCCAGAGGCTGATGTGATTATAAGAGTGTACGAATAACGGTTTGCAATTAGTGAGTTTATATGCCTTACACAATACGAACACTATTCTCACAGGACCGGCACGCATGAGACAACGCTCACTAGCCAGTACATTATATCGGCCATTGGCAAAATGGCTGAACGAACCAATAGAAGACGCTATCGATCCTGATACGCTTGCATTTATTGCACGCATGGACGTTGCCCCAACTGCCGAACAAACAGACGCCTATAACTTTTTTGTAGTTAAGGCAAAAGAAATCGGGATATGGAACTACATTACTGACTGTGGTTTTCTGTGTGGTCACGATGCTCAATCAAGTAGGCTGGGCGTTAAGGATGTCATTAACCTGACAAATGTTGGTGCTGGTCCGACGCACTATCAAGGTTATGGTTTTCGTGGTAATGGTACAAATCAGGCGTTAGATACTGGCTACGTATTTCCGTCTGAGCTGCGGAACAACGCTTCGTTAGGTGTTTACAGTGCTGAGGAGTTACCAAACGGTGCAGCAGGTGATATTGGAAACACAAACTCCACCATCGTTGTAAGCCTAGTAGATGGCGTTCAGGCGTGTTTTGGTCGGATAAATTCAGCTATAGCTACAGCTGGTTTTACCCAAACTAATAGCATGGGCTTTTACGCTATTAGTCGCCAAAACGCTACCAACCAAGTGAGAGTGTATAAGCGTGGTGTAGCCGGTCCCGTTTCAGGCGTTTCCGAAGCACCAGATTCGACCTACACAATTTGGGTTTGCGGAAGAAATCGTGCTGCTCCTGTATACTCAACTCAAATGCTTAGTTACTGGCACATTGGCACAGGTATTCCTGCATGGATGCAAGCAGCGTACTCGGATCTTGTGGAACTGACTGTTACAAGACTAGCAGCGTCACATGCGGTAATGCCAGTGCTGACACCAGAAACTAGAAGCATGTACCGATATTTCATTTCGCTGACACGTTCAGATAGGTATATCGTTGGCGGATTTGACAACAGGCATTGGCCGCTCGCGCTTCCATCGGCTCCCGATCCAGGTATAGCAGATGAGACCACTCCGCAGATGCTCGCTAACTTTCAGTCTATTACGGGAGAGCTTCCTGCGATCCTGACAGTGGACTGGGTTGACCCTTTAGGACGACCAACGGAAGCAGCCGAACAGCTTGCCGACATAAAGGCACATTATGCGGCAGGTGGACTAATATCCATTCAGCAGCACCCTGGAAACCCCGTTACTGGCACGTTTCAACAAACTCCATCAAGGCCCGGAAACACAGGCAATCAATACGACAGGACTGGCGATCCTGTAGTAGCGTGCTTGGCTGGTGGATCGAAGCGTACCGAATTTCTCGCTTGGGTAGATCGCATCATCGCATTCCTAAATTCGTGCGTGACTGACGGCGGCCAGAAAATTCCCATCATGGCTAAGTGGATGCACGAAATCGACTTACAGTTTTTTTGGTGGTCTGATGCAGTGCCAGCCAACACAGTTCAGCTATGGAAAGATTTTGTTGACCGAATAAAGGCAGCCGGAGTTGATAACGTTATATTTGATTTTCAGAGAGACTTTAAGGCAACGCCAAGCGTTACCTGGTGGCCTGGCGACGAGTATGCGGATATTCAAAGCGGATCAAGCTACGACGACGAAACGACTACCCCGGTTGGACAGTCGCGTATGTCCGACGAGTTAGCCGCATGCCTCACGGTTTCTCGAAGAAAACCGAGATGGTTTGCGGAATTGGGATATAGACAAGGCCAAAGTGTTTCGGATTTATGGAGCACAAAAACAGGCTTTTATGTCCGTGACAACTATCCGGATATAAGCGGTTTCAATATCTGGAGGCCGCCTTGGGGACCGCTAGACGGCGATTCAAACAACGCATCGTTGGTTGCGATGGTGGCTGATTCGTCGTGTATCACTCGCAGCCGAGTTTCGGATTGTTATACGCCACCAAGCGTGTCAACTCCATCGTCTCCAGTTGATTGGTGGTTTGCCGATTCAATAATGGATTTTGATTTTCAAAATTCGAGATTCCGTTACAACGGAGTTAGTTACAGCACTTTCGTCGATTTAGTTACTGCTGGCTTCGCAAGTGAGTTAAGTGGCATCACTCGTATAACACTTGGAAGCTTACTGCCATCTTCTTATACGATACTCGCGAGGGGCGTGACACACACAGTTACAACCGTGGCAGGAACAGCGCAATACATAGCTACACTCGACGATGGTAATGATGCAGTACCTTTGGATGAAGCTGTGATACTTACTAGGCAGACAATCCTTGGACAAGATCGTTTGGGTGCAAGTGTTTGGTCCGGTGGAACGACCTACCCAACTGATTCTAGTTTAATGGCAACAAGCACGGCTGAGACTGGCGGTAATACAGTGACTTACGCATCGCGTATTGCGCTCAATGATTTTGCTACGTCATTTAACGGAGCAGCGGCTATCACACTTAGTACTGTGCCAATGCCAGTAGTTACGCAGCTAGTCGTTGGCAATCGCGAAGATGGGTTGCGACCTTGGGGTGGAACTGTGCATCGTATAGCAATACTCAGCACAGTACTCAGCAATGCGCAATTGACCACAATATGGTAATCATTATTCGTCATAGGTACATTAAATCGATAAAGGTAACACATGGCAACTCAAGCAATTAGGTTTTTAGGCCCTCCAGGTGAAACGATTACACTTGATGTGTTCACTTTAGCTAGTGATACGGCTGAACAGTCTGGTTTGGTATGCACTGAAGCGACCAATCGCAAGGGGCTTTATACCACAGCCAACTTTACCGATACGCTAGCCGGACGCTTTCTGATTATCGGAAAGGTGTCAGGGATAGCAATCGGTAACGATTTTGTTGATATACTAAACGAAGATGGAACGTACGATAGCCATGCATTAACTACAAATGATGCAATTGCAGCAATACAATCTACAGCAGCAGTAATTGCTCTATCAAACGTGATAAAAAGCGGTGAAGCCTTCACGGCTAGCGGGCCGAATGACGTAGACAAAGTTGTTACGTTTACTAGGAATTAGTATATGTTTAGCACGATAAAAATACTAACAATACTGGAGAAAATGTGAACTATTCAGATTTATTACATGAAGTTAATATATTATCATCTCGTTTGAGTCAATTAGAACAAGATATACCATATATAATTAATACATATCAAAGCATGCTTGTAGAGGCTAATATGTTGGTTAGTAGAGTAGCTGTGTTAGAGAGTGCAACTCCACCTGTTGTTCAACCAATCACTAAGCAAACGCTAACACCTACTAATTTACGAGCTGTTGGTGGATGGCAAATGCCAAGTAATGCTGGACTAGGCTTCGTCAGTGGCGGGCTGTATGTTGAGCGAGATGGACGACAGTTATCGTTTTTTACTTCTGGTAAAGAGACTAACTGTACTATCCACAAGATGACTTGTAGCCTAGATGTAATGGGACAAGTTGGTACAAACCAAAAGCAATGGCCAAAGGCCGTTGCTAATTGGTCTGTGCTAGGGTTTCATCGAGACGCCAGCACTACACGAAACAATTCTGCTGGTGCTATGCGGGTGCAAGGGATTAGCAGGCCAAATCCTGGAGGTCCATTGCTGTGCAGTTCATGGGATCGATATGCGGTGTTTCCAGATGCTATGAACGGACCTTACTTGTCTTGGATAGCTGATGGCGGAAGTCCGATTAGTGTTGTGCAAACACCAAGTCATGTTAATTCTCGGGTGATGTTTGGCCGTGGATTCTGCAAGATTCCACAATGGTTTGCTGACCAGTATTTGCAAGGACGGACGTTTGGGGTTGGTCACGGTGGTTACTACAGTAGCCAAGGAGCTAGCCTTGGCCCAACGCTATACGTTTGTGACACACCAGAGCCAGGGGCAACGCTGATTCGCAATGCTCAGGTCTTGCTCGCGTTTAATGCATGGGTCGGTGACCCGCGAAATGCTGAACGCCGCTTCGGTGACTACAGTAACGGACTGTGGGCACCTGAACCAGATGCAAACGGCGTTGGATACTGGGTGGACGATGTAGACGGTGGGCCTGTTTGGATCGATACACCAACGCTAACGGGGCTTTGTTACTGGACTCAACAATCAGTTGGGCCGCGTGACTACGCATTGCAAAACGAGACGTTTACCTACACGACCAAAACCAGACTGTATGTATACTCGCCAGAGACAATCGCTGCTGTCGCATCGGGACAGCTTGTGCACAATCAAGCTAGAGCACAGTACTACGAGTGGCCTAATCCGTTTGATAATTCGTTGTATACGCACGTTTGGCCATGCGGTGCGGCGTGGGATGGCGAGTATTTGTACGTGGCTTACAAAAACGCCGGTTCCGATATGTACGACACGCAACCAGTCATTATGGCTTATGAGGTGGTTTAATGCCTATAGCATATGTAAAAGCAACAACTGCTAACAACAACGGAACGAACAGCGTAACCGTGTCTTTGACAAGTGTAACGTCTGGATCTTTTCTGTTATTAAGCATAATCTCAGACACCGCTACGACTGGTCCAGGAGGCTCGTGGATTTTATTAGATTCCAATACGACGGTACCATCACTACGGGTGTCAACGTATTATCAATTTGCAACATCCAGTGGAACCTATTCAGCAACTATTACAAAGACAGATAGTTTTGTCATCATAGCAAATATTGCCGAATTTACTGGTGTTGACACTGCTAGTCCAATTCAGGCCACAACAGACATCGCAGGGTTTGGAACCTCTGTATCAACCTCTAGTCTTTCTGCCACTGCGGGCGGAGTAAGAGTAGCGGCGATTGGGTACATATCGGTAGGGCCAACTTCATATCCAAGCGGGTACACGTTATACGCTTCTCAAGGTATTGTGCAAAGAAACTTTTACCTGTACCGCAAAGCAGCGGCATCGGACGGAAGTGAGACGTTAACAGCAAATGCAACCTCAGTAAACAATATCACAATTGTCTATTCTACATTAAGACCCGCTCCTGAAACTGGAAGTAGTCACTCGCTAACTGCTACTGGAATAGATACAGCGACTCCAACAGTTGATAGCTCAGCGATTACTCAAATACATTCGCTGACAGGTACTGGTATTTTTACAGGAATACCAACTATTAGTTCGCTATCTGTAAGTCAAATACACGTTATAATAGCAAGTGATATTAACACTGCTTTACCAATAGTTGGATTACCATCCCTTACGCAATCACATTTACTGATAGCTACAGGTATAGTAACTAATACAACTACAATTAGTAACCCATTAATATCTCAAAATCATGTAATATCAACTAATAATTTAACTTCTGGAATACCTACTCTTTCTCAGATATCAATAATAACAGATGGTAATGATTCATTAATAGCTAATGATATTGATATTGGTCAACCATCTTTAACAAGTTCTACAATATCTCAAAGCCATATTTTAAGTGGTGTTAATTTAGATTTAAATCAGGCAGATGTAAATACTGGTAATTTATCACAAAATAATATTCTTAATCCAAGTAATATTTCTGTTAATAATCCATCTATCGAAAATTCTGATTTAAAACAGAATCATTTATTATCAGTAAATAATATTAGTTTAAATAATCCAACGATAGATCAGACTACTTTATCAACATCTTCTTTATTAATACCTTTAAACATAAATACTACTAGTACGGTTATAGATCTTGTTAATATTTCTCAAAAACACAATTTTACTGCTACAAATATTTCAAGCGGAGCAGTACAGGTATCTATTGTTAATATTGACGAATATAATATATTATATGGTTTAAATATTAGTACTTCAACACCAACAATTGGTAATACTATAGTAAATCCTTTTACAATAATAAGACCATCAAAAAATGTTCCAAAAGGTTTAATTAAAGATAATTATCCAATTGGAAAAGTTATTGTTTAAAATTTAACAAACAGTATAGGTAAAAAATGTCTATCCAAAGATATAAAGGTCAACCATTACCAATATCTATTAAATTTAGAAAAAATCCTTTAATATCATATGGTTTAGACTATTCTGATATTGAAGATATTTCAATGAATTTAAAAGTTAATTTAGAAACAGATTTAGATGATCAGTATTTGGAAAAAAAATTGTCTGATGATGGTATTCTTGTAGATGAACAAAATAATTTATTTATTATGGGTATTACAGAATCTGATTATACTAACTTAATTGCCGGAACAACTTATTATTTAACGTTAAATATCAAAGTTTCTGGAATAGTAAATTTTATAGAGCTTCCAATAGAAGATAGAGCTGTTTTAATTACCGGAGATACTAATAGAGAATAGAGAGTATTTATAAGTATAGGTACTATTGTTTTATTTTTAGCTAAACATCAGAAGTAGTGAAATATGGACGAAATATTAATAATCTTAAGAGCTTTAAGTAATACTTTAGAATCTGATAATTCTTTAATGAATTTAATAATAACATCGTCAATAATAGTAAAAAGAGAATTTACTTTTGATGTTGATTATTTAATAAATATAACAAACCAAACAATAACTCCAGACCCAACGGATAATGGTTTTATATTATTAGTAGCTTATAAAGCAGCAATACTATTATTACAAACAGAGATTAGATCTTATTCTTATCAATCTGTAAAAATTGTAGATGGACCAAGTACAATAGATTTGTCTGGAAGATCAAAAGATCTAAAGGTATTATTAGATTCTATAATAGCCGATTATAATAATATTAAGAAAGATTACTTATTAAATCAAGAAGGTGGATCGTTTGGATATGCTGTTTTAACTCCAACAACAGTTGAATATATAAGAGCAAATAATTTTTCATGATACCAAATAAAAAACCTAATATATTAGTAGCTATATCTGTAACAATAAGTCAAATATTTAATGTTTTACTATTTAATGGTTGGCCAGATGAGATGTTATCAGCTAGAGCTTATAGAGAAACAAATAAAGATGTTTATCTTTTTGGTATTATTAATCTTGGTTTTAAATGGTCTTTAATAGAAATTATTCTTAATAAATGTTTTTTCTGGCAAGATCAACATTGTTATAATACTTATATTTGGGAAGTATCAAGAATTGATCTAGGTGGTTATTATGATTAGCTTACCTTCTGGATTTTTTAATTCATACTTTGAAACAGTTGATTTTCTATTAGAAGAACCTAATATAGCTAAGATAATTACTCTTGTTTATAAGATTAGAAAGAATACTAATAATATAAACTATGAGGAAATGTTAGATGAGTTTGAAGAAACAACTGAAACAATAAACGTAAGATTATATCATTCCCCAAGGGATTGGTTAAAGTCTGGAACTGTTCAGTTTGTAGATGGAAGAGTACAGATATTAGGCTATATGGCTGATTCTGAAAAGCTAATGAAATCAACTGAGATTAGATTTAGTGGTAGAACTTATAAGTTAACTGCTAATCCTTTACCACATGGTTTTGGAAGCAGATACTTTATAGCTTTCCTTGATGTTATTTAACTTTTTACTAGAATATACAATAAATGACAATAATTTTCAAAGAAAGTTCAAAAAAAATTGCAGAAAAGATTCAAAAACTTATTTTGCAACAGTTTTATTTACAGCTTCGTAAAGTATCAGATCTTATAAAACAGGATATTATTAAAGAAAATTTAAATATATGGAAACAAACACCAACTTATCAGTCTTTAATATCTGGTGATTTAACACACGAATTTGGTATTCCTCAGGGAACAGCTAAAGGTAGAGTGGATTATATTCTTAATGAGTTTGGAAAATCAATTTCAATAATACCAAAAATTAAAACTAGAAAAAGAGCTGGAGCATACGTTATGTTAGATATTAACGTATTTTCTAAGAATATTAATCCAGCAATCTTTGATTCTCCAGAGGCTAACGTAAAAACGGGCAAGAAGGCCTCTAATGACCTTTCTGGCGACTTTGGGTCGTTTGGAGCTATAGAGATCAGTAAAGAGCTTCCGTGGCTTAGATGGCTATTATATGAGGGTAATAAGTATATCGTTTATGGATACGAATATCAACCCATTGTTGCTGCTAATAGTAGATCAGGAAAGGGGTTGATGATAAAGTCGGATTCTAGTTGGAAAGTTCCCGCTCAATTCTCTGGAACAAAAAATTCTCATTGGATTATTCGGGCTTTAAATGATAATAGAAATTTTCTTATCAGTGAATATGGAAGAATTATAGAGAAACACTTAAAGTAATGTTAAAATCATTTGATCTAAATAAACCAAATTATTCTAAAGTTTTATCTGAGAGTATTATTTCTTGGTTAGATTATTCTTTCTATTCTGATGGTGGTTATATTAATACTTCCGGAAATCTTAAACAGGTAGCTTTACCAGGTTATTCTGGTGGTACTATTTGGGGATCTAATAGAAAAAATTGGGTTTGGGAACAGGATAATATTAATATTTCTCAAAGTGGTTACACAATTAATTACAGAGATGGTTTAGTTATATTTAATTCTGTTCAATCTGGAGTTTATGCTACTTATTCTGTTAAGAATATTTTTATTTTTGATGGTAAAGATAATCCCTTTTTTCGTGGTGAAAGTGCTCTTTTAGATGTTTATGATGGTGTTTATAGAGAAAATTCTATTCAATTACCATGTATAGCACTTGAGTTAGGAAGTTCAAATTCTACTCCATATGCTCTTGGAACTTATGAAAGAAATGTTAGACAAGATATTATTTTAAATATTTTTCATAAAAATCCAGAGATTGTTGAGAAAATATCTGATATACTTTATAACCAAGTAGATACAGGTGTTCCACTTTTTGATTTCTTTAGAGCTTTTAATAGTGGCGATTTTCCCCTTAATTTTAATGGAACATTAATTAATCGCTCTGGAACATATAATAATTTAATAAATCTTCATCCGTTTACAGCAGCTAGAAATAGGGCTTGTTATATTAAAGAAACCGAAATAGAATCTGTTTCTAAATTAGATAATAATCTTTATCATGGTACTGTAAGATTTGAAACAGAAGCTGAATTATCTATGGGTATTTATTAAAACAAAGAGTATATATATATGAATATAAATTTTCCATTAACATATCCAGTTATAAAACCTATTAAAGAGTCAGTTTTTATTTCACGATCTACTACCGGTGGTGATATCGTTTTACTTACGTTTACTACTCAGCCAATAGATCAAATAGTAGCTATTAGTGCTGATGCAACTTTTACTGTGTTAGCAGATGGATCTGGTACTATTTTATACCAATGGCAAGATTATAACTGGGCAGCAACCTAATGGCTATTACAATTACAAATCAGCAGATTCCATTACTACAACGTAAGGCCGCAACTGGAACCGGTACTGCAACTGTTGCTGGTACATTCACTGGATCACCAACATCTATCAGTGCAACTATTCATCGCGTTGCCGATGATGCTGTTATTGTTGCCTCTCAGGTGATTGACGCTGCACCAACTGGCGGAGCTTACAGTGCTACAGTGGCCGGTATACCAGAATCCCTAGCCGATACCTATTATGTCGCGGTGTCGGCTGCGGGAACAGGTGACACGGCCAACACAAAAGGCGTATGGCAATTCCAGGTAGGACGCTGGCTAGCGGTGTTTGGACAGAGCAACGGAGCAGGACTTTTCGGTGGTGCCTCAGGTGCTCCAGCAGCTAGCGCCGGAACGTATTATCGGAGTTCAATCTACGAAGCGGTCCCAAATGCAAACGGTGTTCGCGAACTACTTAATGGTCTAGTCACACGGTTCGGCGTACCGTGGGGAATCGTCCAATATTGCCAACCAGCAACATCTATGTCCAATTGGCAGCCAGGCGTATCGTTTTACATAGACTTTGTGGCACGCATAACGACTGGCCCAAATGATTTTGAATGTCTGCAATGGGTTCATGGAGAGTCGGCAGCGGTAGATAGTGCAACAAATATGGATAATAACCCTGTGGGATATGCTGCTGCACTAGATTCAGTACATGGCAGTTTAGCAACAGTAGTGGGCAGAACTAAAGCTCAATGTCCATTGATGGTTAGTGGGTTATCAAGAGAACTATCGACAACCTACAGCGATATATCTTGGCATAGAGCACAGCAATGTTCAATATTCGCTGCTAATGAATATGACAATATTTACTATTCCCATTCGATGCTTGATGCGACAATGCAAGACACGATCCATTGGGATAGCATTGCAGCCGGTCAGTTTGGCAAACGTGCTGCCCTTGCATGGGCTGAAGTGTTCGGACTGGAAACCCTATCCGCAAAATGGGAAATGCTTGCAGCTAATGCGGTTTCTGAGTCAACAACGCGAGTAGTTATGTCAGTGACTAGGGCTGGAGACTTTACCCCAAGTTCTGGAATAACAGGCTTTGAAGTCTCAAGCAACGGAATAGATTGGATACCCGCAACTGGCGTAAAGCTCTCCGCAACCCAGATAGAGCTAACGCATGCAAGTTTGCAATATAAAAATCGGGCGGTACGTTTTGGCTATGGGCTACAGCCCAATATATCGGCCATGCCAAAAGAGACCGATTTTGATACGCCACCGGTTCCGTCTATGTTTTGGACTGTATCAGAAGGCGGAACCAATCCAATCATCCAAATTACTCCGATGATGCGTGGTGTACACGGTAGCGGCGGATTTGTTATAAGTTGGGAGACTTCACCAGTAGCAACTGTGCCTGGAAAAGAAATACTATTTATAGCAAGAGTGCCAAACCCTGTAGTAAATAGTGCAACCTCAAATGGAGAGGCTGTCGAGCTTTTAACTACTTCACCTTTGGCTTCAGGCAATGTTGGTCGTCTATATCGAATAGTTACCAACGATACGAAAGCGGATTTAGTTTTGACATTTGCTTCCCAGACATTCGATCAGGGGATGCTAATACCGTACATCCTCCATGCTGGAACCTTAAATGTTGCAAGCTCGTATGGAGCAGACAACGCAGGTAGTACCTCGACTATTGACGCTAATACACTAGCCAATAGCATGTTCGTAGCTATAGGATGGACTATTTACCCTGCCTCTGTTCCACCGATTACCGTAGAAACATCTGGAATAAGACAGAAATATCGATCAGTTGGAACAGGCATGGACGGTGCCGAATGGGGAACAGCACCTACAACAAACGCTAACAATGAAATGTCGGCAGTAGTAGACGGGGTGCAGTCTCGAATAATAGTGTTTGTATTTGATCCTCCGACTCCGGGCAGTTGGGGATGGCGAGATATTCCAGGGGAAACTACAACTACGCTAGTGATAGAAAATATAACTTATGCCGATAATGGAAAACGTGTTCGCTGTATTGCAACAGATAATAACGGATCATTAAACAGCAACCAAGTGCAATTGACTTTAAATCTATAACATTATACAAAACGGGTTAAACTTTAATAAATAACTTATTATTTTATAAATAGCATAGCTAAACAATATTTTATAATTTTGACAAAAAGAGTATTTATATATAGATACTTACTTCTTTTGGAGATAGATAATGGCTTTAAATCAAAATAAAAGACTATTCTGGGCAGTAGAAGCTATAGGCTTTGCTCCAGATGGTAGCTCAACTTTCGTTCCCGCTCATGGTGTTCAATCTTTAGGTTCTAATTTAACTTTCAATCTTACTGAAGTTTTTGAACTTGGGCAAATTTCAATTTATGATAACGTAGAAGATACTCCTGATATTGAGTTTACTATTGAAAAACTTATTGATGGTTATCCTTTAATTTATCACTTAGCTACTCCCAATGCTGCTTCACCATCTCTTGTAGGTAGATCTACAGAGCGCTGTATTATGGCTCTTTCTACTTTCGGAGATACACAAAACTCTGCTAGTGGTACTCCTAATACCCAAATGACGGCTTCTGGATTATATGTAAGCTCAATGGCTTATAGTTTTCCAGCAGAAGATAATGCTACGGAATCTATTACTCTTGTTGGTAACAATAAAGTTTGGGCTTCTGGATCATTTACTTTCACTGGTGGTTTTAATAATAATGATACGCCAGCTTCTGGTATTATGCGTAGACAACACGTTGTGATGGGTACAACTAGTGGTGTTGCTTCAGTATGGCCTAAGAATATTCCTGGTATTAATGCTAATGGTTATAATCCACAAAGAGCCGATGGAACTTCTTATTCAGCTAGAATTCAAAACGTATCAATTTCAACAGACCTTGGTAGAGAACAGCTTGTAGAATTAGGTCGTAGAAACCCATTCTTTAGATATGCTACTTTCCCTGTTGAAGTAACCTGTGATATTGAAGTTCTTTCTGTAGATGGTGATTTTGTAAGTGCTACAGAAGCCGGTATTTACGGTAATGGTAACAACTTATCTAATGAGCAAATTATTCTTAGAAGTGTTTGGGGCGATGTTTGGGATCTTGGTAACAAGAATAAATTATCAAGTGTTTCTTCAAACATGTCAACAGATGGCAGTAATCAGGTTGATACTTTTAGTTTTAGTAACTTTAATGATTTAACTATATTATCTGAAAGCGATCCTGCTGGATTATAATGTTTAATTATGAAGGATTACGAAAAGGAAAGAATACTCTATAGAATACTTTCTGGAAAGACTATTTTAAGCAAGTTTGGGCTAGATGTTCTAACACCTAGCCTTAATTTGTTATATGAGGCAGAAGAAGTTTATTGTGAGTATATCGAAAAAAAGAAAGTTTTAACACAAGAGGAAATAAGAAATTTTCTCGTTTCAAATGGGGAAGTTTCTATAAAAGATATAGCTTTTTTAAAAGATTCTCAAAAAGTAATAGAGAGTCTTCAAAAAGAGCTTTGTTCTAATTTTTATACTATAAATGCAGATTCAATAAGATCTTTAATAAAACAAGCAAGAGATAAAAGAGATCAGGTTTTAATACAGCTTTCTAAGTATGAGGGATATTCATTAGAAAGTGTTGCTGGATATGCTAAATCTGTTTTTTTAATTTCTAATACAACTTATCAGGGAAATAAAAAGTATAAATTCAAGAAATATAGTCCGATTCAAATTATATCAGAACTAAATAATATTAATATTTCTAATACTGATATTCGTGAATTAGCTAAAAAATCTTCTTGGTCAAATACTTGGTATACCTTAAAAGGTTATAATATATTTGACGGTGTTCCTTCATTAGAACAGCAACTTTTATTAATGTGGTCTAAAATATATGATAATATTAGAGAATCACCGTCTGCTCCTAACGAAGATTTAATACTTGACGATGATGCTATTGACGGTTGGTTAATTTTACAAAAAGAAGAGTCTATTAAAAAGAGTGCTGAAAACACTTTAAAATTAAATAAAAGTAGTAAAATAAATAATTGTCAAGAAGTTTTTATAGTAGCAAAAACTAAAGAAGAAGCTGATAGAATTCAAAATATGAATAGTAAAACAGCTTTAAGAATAAAAGAACAAAGAATTAAACAAATTTATGAGAAGGGTAGGGTTGATCATCATAATCTAATAGATGTTAGAATGGATGTTCAGGAACAGTTTCATAAGATGCAAATGGAGCATATTCGTGGAAAATAGACTTAAAACAGTTATGATCGGAGCCATAGATTTATTTCAAATTGAATTTAAAGAGGAACTAAAGGACGAAGATTTTTATAAAAAGTTTTTAATAGTAAGAGAAAAGATTTTAGATTTAGGTAATCATCAGATACGTTTATACAAAAAGGAACTAGGAAAATGAAAAAAGAAGTTGTTATTAATGAAAAAACTTATTATGTCTCCAAACCAACTGCTAAAGATGAAGCTCAAGCTAAACTACAACAAAGTAGAGTTTTTAGTGAAGCATTACAAAGTGGGGCTTGTTTAAAATCTCATCTCAATAAAGTTCTAAAAGATAGAAATATTTGGGATGAAAAGGATGAAAAATTTGTTGAAGAACTATCTGAAAAGATACTTTCTAATGTTCAAAAGCTTGAAGAGGGCGGTATTGATATTATGGAAGCTAGAAAGCTAGCTATTGAAACTAATAATTTAAGAATGACTCTTTTAAATAAGCTTTCTATTCTTCGTGAAAACAGCTCTTTAACTGCCGAGGGTCAAGCAGATGATGCTTATTTTGACTCTCTAGTATCTAACTGCTGTTTTAATGATGATGGCTCAAAAGTATTTAAATCTTATGATGATTATATTAATAATTGCAGAGAAGATTATGCTGAAAAACTTGCTAGAGAACTAGCAAATATTGTTTACGGTAATGCTGATTATGTTAAAGATTTCCCAGAAAACAAGTTTTTAAGTGAGTTTGGGTTTGTTAATAATGATCTTCAATATGTTAATGAAAATGGCGAACTTGTTGATGAGAATTATGAAGTAGTTAAAAAGGAAGAAAAAAAGGAAAGAAAACCGTTTCTTAAAAATGGCGAACCTATTAAAGTAGAATAAAAATGGCTGATAAATTTGGTATTACTGCTGAGCTTTTATTAGTATTAGATTCTAATATTGAGTCTACTGTAGATCAATTAAAAAATAGACTTAATAAAAAGCCCGCTGTTCTTAGACTAGATCTTGAACAAGGTAATATTAAAAATATTTATAAAGAAGTTAAGTTTATACAAAAGGGGCTTGATGGTCGTCCTTTAAAGCTTAGATTAAAAGTTGCAGAAGAAGGTGTAAAAGAGGTTTATAAAGAAATAAACTTTTTAAAGAAAAGTATATATACCACACCTTTAAAACTTAGACTAGAAGTTAATCAAGATGCTATTAAAGAAGCTTATAAAGAAATTACCTTTTTTAAGAGAAGTGTTGAAAATTCTCCTGTAAAAATAAGTCTTAATGTTTCTGGTCAGCCAGAAATTAAAAATGCTTATAAAGAAATTAATTCTCTTAAAACAAATACTAGTTCTCCGTTAAAAATAGTAATTGATAAGATAAATGATCAAGAGCTTGTTAATATATCTAATCTAATAAAAGGTCTTAGAAGCAAGAATTTAAGCATTGGTCTTAATCTAAAAAAGAATACTTTAGATAATTTTCAAAAACTTAGTATTGCTGTTGGTTCTTTAAATACTCAAGTTTCTGGATTTAATCTTAATCAATTTGATGGAATAGCTCAAAGAGTAAGTACAATAGCTAGATCTATTTCTTCATTAAATAAAATTAATGGCAAAAAGATTACGTTTGATTTATCTCTTAAAGATATTAAAAATGTAGATAAGCTTGAATCTGGTTTAAATAAAGTTGCTGTATCTTTTACTAAAGCTACTACTAGTGGTACTAGTTTTAATAATGTTATTAAATCTATTGCAACATCTATATCAGCTTTACAATCCGGTTTGTCAACACTTAATGTTTCCAGCGTTAGTGCTGCTGCTAAAGCTGTTAAAACTCTATCAAGCAAATCTGCTATTAATGCTCAAAATAGCTTAACATCTGCTATAGGATCATCAAGAGATGCTTTATATGATTTAGGTTTACAGAGTGGTATTACTCTTAAAAGATTCGGTGCTTACACGTTGGTAACTGCTGGATTTTTTAGATTAAGTTTTGCTATTAGAAATGCTGTTGATGAATTTATTGGTTTTGATAAACAGTTAACTAGAATTAGACAGGTTACCGGACAATCTGTAGAGAATACTAAAGCGCTTGGTGATGAGGTAGGTAGACTAGCTATTAAATATGGTGTTTCATCTTCTAGTATTTTAGAAACATCACAAGTTTTAGCTCAAGCTGGTTTTTCAACTGGGCAGGTTAAAGAAGCTCTTGAAGCTTTAACAAAAACTGAAATAGCAGCCACTTTCGATAGTATTGAAAACACTGTTGAAGGTGCTATATCTGCTATGGCTCAATTTAATATTAAAACAAGTGAGCTTGAAGAAACTTTAGGTAGTATAAACGCGGTTTCTGCTGCTTTTGCTGTAGAATCTTCCGATATAACAACCGCTATTCAAAAAGCTGGTGGTGCTTTTGCTTCTGCTGGTGGTAGTCTTAATGAATTAATTGGTTTGTTTACAACTGTAAGATCCACTACTAGAGAATCTGCTGACACTGTTGCTGTTGGTATTCGTACTATTACTACTAGACTTCAAAGATTAAGTACTTCTAAATTCTTAGAAGATTTTGGAATCAATATTAGAAGAACGGCAGAAGAAGTAAAGCAATTCCAAGATGAATTTGGTAGAACTCCAGATTTTAAAGCGGGTGATTTCGTTGGTGCTTTCGAGGCATTAAGAAGAATATCTGAAGAAACAGCTAAAATTGGTGGACAAGACCCTAGAATAGCTCAAATTGCTGAAGAACTAGCTGGTTTTAGACAGATCAACAAAATTATTCCTTTGTTAAGAAGCTTTGAGATTTCTCAAAACGCTATTCAAGTAGCTCTTGCTGGAACTGATAGTCTTACTAAAGATGCTGCTATAGCTCAAGAAAGTTATGCTAATCAATTAACAAAAGTTCGAGAAGAATTTCAATTAATGATTAGAGAATTTGGTCAAGACGAAAGTATAAAAGCTTTTATTAAAGATATTCTTGATTTAACAAAAGTTACTATTAAACTAGCAGCAACGCTAAAAGATCTATTAATTCCTCTTGGCATTTTGGGAGCTATAAAAATAGGTAAATCTAGCGGAGTATTTTTTCAAGGTTTTAAAGATAGTTTTCTAGCTAGAAAAGACGGTGGTTATATTCCTGGTATAGGTAATAAAGACAGTGAATTAATCGCTGCTATGCCTGGAGAATATGTTATTAAGAAAAGTTCTGCAAAGAAACTTGGACCAACTAGATTAAATATGCTTAATCAGGGAGTTATTCCAAAATTTGCTGCTGGTGGTCTTGTTGGAAAAGCTGGAGCTGCTGTTGCTGGAGCCGCTGTTTTTTCTTCTTTTGGTGGCTTTAAGCTTTTTGAAGATCTTGATGATAAAACTAAAGAAACGGCTATTGGATTAGGTGGATTAGCTTTACAGATAGGATTTGTTATAGGTTCTATAAAAAGTTTTAGCACGGAATTAGGAACTGCTAGAAAAGTAGCTAGTAAATTTACTAGTAGACCAACTGATCCAAAACTGGTATCAGATTTAAATACAAGAAGAGTTTTAAATAATAATTTTACTAGTGGTTATAATTTTCTACAAACAAGAGGAAATAAAAATTCTGATAATATACAAAATGCTAAAAACGCTTTAAAACAAAGTAGAAACCAAGATTATAATTCTACTACTGGTCTTTTAAATACTAGAGAAATTAGAGAAGAAACTAGAAAAAGAATATTATCTTTTGGTGGATCTTCTCAAGATTATGCTAAACGTATACAAAATATTGATAAAAAAATAGTTAAAGCAAAAACTTCGTATGTTAAAGAATTAAACGAAAGTATTTCTAGAGAGAAAGTTGATCCAAGAAGCTTTGCTGGAAAACAGGGTTTAACAGAGCAATTTAGGGTTAAAGATAGTCAAACCGGTACTTTTAGAAATTTTAACACTAGAAAAGAAGCTTTTAATTTTGCAAGAAAAAGAAATCCATCAGAAAGAGGCGATGCTTTATTATCTCTTCAACAAGATAGAGCTTCTAACGTTTCTAAATTTAATAATCTTTCTAGACAAGAAAGAGTATTTAGAGTATTAGATAATTCTGTTCAAAGAAGTAAAGCTAAATTACCTGGACCAGATATTAAATCTGCTGGATTATTAGGTAAATTTGAAGGAAGACAAGAATTAGTAAATCAAGCTGGTATAACATCTAGAATACAAGATAAAATAGTATCTGATCAATTAAATAATAGATTGTTTAATAGGGGTAAAGCTGGAGGTGTTGGTGCATCTCGTTCTATTTTAAATACAATAAATTCTTCTTCTAGATCTTTAGGTAAATTTGCAACATCTAATGCTGGACTTGGAGTTGGTGCTGCTGTTGGAATAGGTGGAGCTTTTGCTGGAAGCCTAGTTCAAAGAAGTGCCCAACCAACAGATACAAGTAATGGATCAAGAGGAAATTTTGCTTTAGGCGGTGCCTTAAGTCAAGCTTCTAGTGGAGCTGCTATTGGAGCTACTATAGGAACACTTATTGCTCCAGGTGTTGGTACTGCTATAGGAGCTGCTTTAGGGGGTGTTTCTGGTGCCGTTTATGGAACAGTTAATTCTTTAAAAGAATTTGATAATCAATTAGCAGATGTTAATTCTAAAAAATCTATTAAAGAACTTGGTAGAATTTTCGATTCTATTAAAGATGGAACAACAACTTCTGCTACATCATCTTTTGGTGTAACTTCTAATATTAGATCTTTGCAGACAAATCTTCAATCTACTTCAGATCCTTCTATAAGACAAAATATATTAGGCGAATTAGAAAATCAAAAAGTTAATATTAGTAATTTTATTGGCGATATATCTAAATTATCAAGTAGTTATGACAATTTTACTCAAAGAGTTGATATTGGTACACAAAGGCTTATCGCTGGTATTATAGGTATTCCTTTTTCAGAATTTGAAGATAATATTAAAAGGGATATTGAATCAGCTAATAAATTAGATAACGCTTTTAAAGCCGGTGTAGAAACTATAAGAAATTTTGATAATAGTGTTAGATCTATTCTAAGATTTTCAGAAGCTTTTTCGGTAGCCTCTCAAAGAGTAAATGTTTTTACTGAGAATTTAAAATCTTTTGCTTCTGGTTCATCTGGATCAACAGTATTAACTAATAATTTATCTTCTGGGTTAGCTAATGTTGAAAACGGTATTAGTACTAGAGGATTAGAAAAGCAAGTATTAGATTTTACTGGTCAGTTTGGACAAGCTGGGCAAGTTCTAGGAAAAACTGCTGCTGATATTATTAAAGTTAGTAATATATTACCAGATATTCTTTCTAATCTAAGATCTGGATCTGCTCTAGATGATACTGGAGCTGTTACAGAAAGATTTGCTGCTGCTTTAGGTAAATCTGGAGTTGGTAAAGAAGTAAGTAACCTTATTATTCAGAGAATTGAAGACTTATTAGGTGCTGATAATAAAGATCCGGAGTTTTTCAAAAATCTAAGTAAAGATCCATTAAAAGCTTTATCAACACTACTTGAAGGTACTAAGCCAGCACTAGATGCTATTTCTTCTGCTTATGAAACCTCTACAAATAAATTAAATGAATTTGCTTCTTCTCTTGAAAACCTAAGAGGTTTTGATAAAACTATTTTAGATGGCATTACTAAAGTAGCACAAAATAGATCGTCTTTAATTCAAGCAAGAGGAACTTTTACTGGGCAAAATGTTGATGCTCAATTATTAGCTAATGAAAGAAATGTAACTAGAATTAATACTGGTGGAGCATCTGTTAATCAATTACAAACTAGTGTTAACCAAAGAAAACAAAATATTCAGGGATTAACTTCTCAGTTAAATAATACAGAAGATATTCAAGCCAGAGCTAGAATTCAAGTAGCTTTGGAAAATGAAAGATCTGCCCTAGAAAGAACAACTTCAGCACTTTCTTATTTAGCTAATACTACTAATGAATTATCTATTCTACAACAACAGCTAAATAGAGCACAATCTGAAAGATTAAGTAAAAGAGATTTTGCTTTAGATTTTGCTTCTGGGTCAATTGAAGACAGAGTTAGATCTCAAAGAATTGTTTCTGGTGTTAATAAAGCAGCTAATTCCGGTACTTTGTCTGGTACTTCGCAAGAGCTTAGAAAAGACGTTATATCTTTTCTTAAAACATTTTCAGAATCTTTAATAGGAGATTCTGGTAAAACTGGCAATCAAGTATTAAACGAAATTGCTAATAATGCTACTGGTTTACCTATTGGTTTTAGAAATACTGGTACGCCTACCAAGCAAGAAAATTCAATTCAAGCACAAATAGAAGCTTCTTTAAATACTCAGAAAGAGGCTCAGCAAGCTATTAATAATGCTCTTATTTCTGATAGACAGCAGTTTTCTCAACAGCTAAATAAAGATATGCAAACATTTTTTGCTGATCTTAGAAATATTTTAGCTGAAGGCCAAACTAGAGATCTTAGAAACCAAATAGGTTCTACTAGTAGTAAATTAGAAGAAACTAGACAAAGAAGAGATTCTTTAGGTAATATTCAAAGTAGGTTTGGTCAAAACGCATTGGTTAATGCTGCTAGTATTAAATCTGTAAATGAAGATATTACTAAATTTACTTCTACTCCAGGTAAAATATCTAGTATTTCAGAAAGACTTGGATCAGAAAGAAATTTAGCTTTAAGAGAAAACAGAACTACTAGTAATATATTATTACCTGGAAGTGATGTTAGATCTTCTGTAGAAGACTTTGATAAAAGAGCTGGTTCTTTGGTTCAAAATCTTTCTCCTGATCAAATTGACAGAGTTAGACAAAATTTACAAACAGGTGATATAGGAAGAGATTTTTCAGACAATACTATTTCTGTTAAAAAAGCTTTTGCTGTTTTAGAACAAACAATAAACCAAATAGGATCAGAAGCTTCTGGTAAATTATTATATGCTAATGAAAAAAGAGAAAACTTGGTTTCTCAAGTTGGTGGAGCTAAAAACTTTGCTGCAATTTCTAAAGATGTTACGTCTAAAGATAGTGTATTACTAAAATCTTTAAACGATTTTCCTAAAGATGCTTCTATAAGTGGTTTAAATTCAGAGATTACTAATCTAACAGGACAATTATTAGAATTAAACAACAGCTTTAGGAATTCTAATACTAGACCATTAATTAGAAGAAATTCTGGTGGAATTGTTCCTGGATCTGGAAATACAGATTCTGTTCCCGCTTTACTTACCCCCGGGGAATTTGTTTTAAGTAAACCAGTAGTTAAAAAAATAGGTGTTCAAACCTTAAAAAGAACTAATAGTGGAGCAAAAAGGTTTAATTCCGGTGGACTTGTTCAGAATACTACTATAATAGATGCAGAGGTTGTTTCTAAATTTAACTTAGCAGTTAATCAACTTGGTGTTCAAATTAATAATATGAGAGATGCTATTTCTAAGATTCCTACAGAAATTGTTATGAATGGAACTCATAGGTTAGATGTTTATATTAATGGTGCCCAAGCATTTAATCAAATGAAACCAGAACTAGCTAGTTTAATTCAATCTGAAATTAAAAACAGTATTAATAAGTTAATTAAAACAAAGATGCCAAATCTTGGTAATTTTGAGGGCTAAATGGCAAGATTAAGCTTTATTAAAGATTCTCTATATAATGCTAATAGCGCTATTGTAGACGAAACCGGATCTCAAACAATTGAAAATTATAGAGTCTGTCATAAGCTTAATCAGTCTTCTGGTTATGTAAATTTTAAAAGCGGTGGCGAAAGAAGTTTATATTGTATTACAGATCAGAACAATACTGTTCCATCTCAAATATTTACAAAAGTTTCTTTTTTAAGTGGGTATCAATATAATTTAGATTTTGATCTTATAATTAATGATGTTAGCGTTTTTCCTAGAACTTTTCAAACTTCTGATACATATGAATTAGTTGACGGTGAATACCAGGTATCTAAATCTGGATACTTTACTCCTTCAGAATCTGAATTAAATCAACTTCTAAGAAATAAAAGTTTAGACGAATATACAAGAAGACATGATATAGTAAAGGTTGTTGTTGATCCAATTAATCCAACGCCATTTTTAGATAATAAATTAAGAAAAGTTGAAATAGATTTTATTGGAGAGTCTTACGCTTCTTATAATTCTTTAACTCCAGAAATACATTCTTTTTATCCAAGTAATTTATCTGGAACATTATTAGAAAATAGTAATTTATCTAATCCTTATAATCCTTCTTTTGTTTCCGGTCCAACAAATTCTAGTGGAAATGATTCTACTTGGATTACTAATAAATCAAGCGTATCTGTTCCTGAAGATGGTTATAATTATAATGATTCGTATATAGATTTTTACTTTAATACTAGCGGTCTTTTTAATCAAGAAAATAATACAAGAAAAATAGATAAGTGTGTTTTTAGTCTTAGAGTAAATAATATATCTGGAAATATTACAAATAATCAAGAGTGGTGTTCTCTTGGTTTATTTGCTAATAATATTACTAATAGTATAGGTTTTGGTTCTGGTTTTCATATTGATAACAAGGGTGGGTTTTATAGAGTAGAATCTAATATATCCTTTACAAAAGATAATAAACCTAATCAATTTTTTGGAACTTCCGATTTAATGGATGCTTTCAAAGTTAGAATGTATCAACCACCCGTAAATACTAGAATTTCAAGTGCTCAGATAGATTTTTATCTTTCGAGAGACGATATATTATGTATGCATAGTCAAGGTAATACTAATTATAAAAATACTTCTTTAGAGCCTTATCCTCACTATTCTTTAAATACTGGCAAAAACAGATTAATTCAAGAATCTTATGGTTCTGATTTTTTCAACGTTTTACATAGACCTTTAAATTCTGGCGATGTATTAGATTATGAATATTCTTTATTGTTTGGTAATTATTACGAATCTAGAATAGATAGTTATCAATACCATAATCATCATTATAAAAATTATGTATATCTTGAGCAAGAAAGCTTTATTAAAGAAACCATAAATACTTCTAATGATTTTACTATAATGTTACACTGTTCTACAAGTGGAAATTATAATTATATTAATGGTTTACCAGAAACTAGAATACTAGAAAAATATACTGGTCATAACTTAGATTTTAAGTTATCTATTTTAGATAATCAATTAGAATTTGTTTCTTTTGATACAGCTAACAATCCAAGCTATTCATATTTTGATTCTTATCCTAATAGTTTATTATTGATTACTAAAAAGAAAATAGGATTAGTAGATGATTTAAACGTGTATATATCTTCCACAAGCTCTTCTTTTCAAAAAGTTTTTAATGATGTTAGAAATATTAGAAAAGGTAATGGTGGTTTATATATAGGTGGTTCTGGAAATCAATTTGCTGGATATATTCATGAATATGGTGTATCTTCTAATTTTCTTAATGAAAGCGGTGTTCAAGATTTCTATAACGGAAGATTTAATATTTCCAAAGTTTTACATGAAGATAAGCCATTAAAACTTGATATTAAAGGTTTGACAGGATCTATTGATGATAAATTTGCTATAACTTTTGAGAAAATGTCATCAAAAGAAAGATTATATCAAAATCATCCATCTCTTTTTGCTTATGATACTCTTTTAACTGGTCCAGAATCATATTTAATTAATTTTGATTACGAACTAAATACTAATAATCCGTTTGGTTTAAATATTTCAGGGTTTTATAACGAAACTTTTGGAAGAAATGGTATAGATGGTGATATATTTTTTAATAATCTTAATTTTAATATAAATCTATTAAATGGTTCTGGATTAATTTCTATACAACCATATACATACGCAAATGAATTAGTTTATCCTTTATCAGACTATAATTACGTTCCATATTTAGACCTATATTTAAAATCAACTTCTGATACTAATAAAGATTATAATTTAAAAATAAATAATATTTTTATATCTTTTGATGGATGGTATACTAATCAAACTGGTATACAACCAATATCTTTTATTACTAAGG